ATTTTTTAGGATGTCATGTCCGTACTTGGCATCCCCTTCTTCAAAACTGATGATTTCCGCGCCGATGTACGCAGCGACGGCTTCCTCCCCAAGAAATCCAGCAAAGTTGCCTCTACCCTTGAGAATCGAATTTCTAATTGATCCCATCTCTTTGGCCTTTGTCTTTGCAGACTTAACCATTTTCTCTGTAAAGGGAATCTCTACAATCAAGCCTTTGGTATTATCCATTCCCAGCCTTTCAATATTTCTAACAAAGCCCTGTTAGTTTCGTCAATATTCAGGTCTTGGTTGTCTAAAATGTGATCAAATCCATCGTAGTCATTTAGAGCGTTTTCGCTATCGTGTTCATCTTCGTGCGGCTTTCTTGTCAGTCTAATGACTTTTCCGCCAGCTTTCTGGATAGCTTTTACTTCGTTAGGGAATCTAATATCTGGAACAATGGCGAGTTCTGTTCCGCTTTGCTCTATTCTTTTAACACAGCTATCAACCCAGATGTTAGATCTAATCTTTCTGCATATTTCTGTACCAAAATGTTGGAGGAATTCTCTAGCTGTCATGAAGCCCTCCCCCTTCCCCAGTGGCACGTTTTCCCATTTTATGTTTATGGGGCTGTCCTTTTGCTCATTAGTGCCGTAGCACTGTTCTTCTGTGAGGCCAAACAATTGGATGCCAATAATTTTTAAAGGGTCGGCAAAGCTAAATGATCGCACGTAAGGCCAGATAGCTTGAGATGCATACTCAATAAAATCTGGATCTCTTCTTTCTATGTCAAGAACGCCAAGACCCTCTTCCTCTTCACCTTTTTCATTAATGGTCACCGCGTTCATCAAGAGTTCTCCTGTCTCTTGGTTCATCAAGAACTTATGAATGATATCGTTTACTCTTAGTTGGTATCCATATAAGAAGTTTGTAGATGTTGTCTTGCCGCTTTGTTTAGCTCCAGACAAACCAATTATCTTAGACATATTTTCCCTCCAGTTGAGGCTTGATTTCTATTTTAATTTCTTCTATTGTCATGTCGCCCATGTCATGACCAGAGAACTTAGGTTCAATTATGTTAAAGAGAGTCCCACATTTTTCTCTTACGGACTTCTTTGCTTTTTGTCCAGCCTCGTCGTTGTCGGTAAGAACAACGATATTTAATGCTCCAGAAGTTTGTATCATTCTTGATTGCGCATCAGTGAGGCTGGAACCAAAAATGCCAACACAATTTTCTATTCCGGCTTCGTGTAGTCTCCATACGTCTCCCTGTCCTTCGACAAGAATAATTGTTTTGGTTTTGCGAATTTTGTCCTTTGCTAGCCAATACCCATAAAGATAGGAGCCAGCATGAAAATACTTTGAGTTTATCCATTTGTAACCATTGTGATTCTCATGCGGCGTTCTTCCAACACATCCAACATAATTATAGTCTTCATCATAAACGGGAGCAACAATTCTTCCGTTCATTTGTTTTCCCTCCGAATCACAGTTTCCAACATCAAACTTATTCAAAACTTCTTCGGAGTATCCTCTGTTTATGTAATATTTCGACGGTATGGAGAGGCTCTTTCTTACCTCTTCACGGCTTAGATTTAAAACCCTGCCTTTTTTCTCTTTTGTTTGCTTAGAATATTTTAACAGTAGTTCAGGTATGTTGTTAGCTCTATTTTTTATTTCAGAATCTGTAACCTTTAAGAATTCTTTACAAAACCTTACTGTTTCAAAAAAGGTTACATCCTTGTCTCTTCTTGTGCTTAAAACAGCCCTAATAAAACCTATTATTGAGTGCGTGTGTTCGTTTTCACACCCCCTCGTCCAGCATTTCCACGCGCCTTTCCATTCGCCAAAAACAGTCATTGTACAGCCTTGAGGGTTATCGGCACCTTCATGTATCGGACAAACGAAACCATAATAATCCCCATGATCTACATAACTAATCTCTAAAAAGTCAAGTAGCTCATCGATCCTGTCTGAAAGTATATCTGAAAGAGCTATTCTGTCTGCTTTGCTGGTCAACATCAAAATGGCCTCTCAGCTTCTTCATTTTTATCTTCAACAACAAAACCCTCCTGCTGAACCTGTGATCCTTTTAGGACTTCAGATTTGGTCATTCTTTCTTCAACAGTACCAATCTCGCCTTTTAGGTCAACGTTTATATAATCATAATCATCCATACCAGCGCCATGCCTTGCGACGATTGGTATTAGCTTCCTGTTTCCACTTGCTCCATTGTCTTCCGCTAATTCTTCATCTGACTTTGTTTTGAAAATTGTAAAGCTGCTACATAACCAAATCAACCTGTCAGACCCGCTCACAACGTCCGTGGATTCTCTGGTAATACCATCTCTGTTAAGCTGAACAAAACTCAAACAGGGAAAATCGTACTGGACAGTCAGGTTGTGGAGCTTTGTGATTTGAAATCCTAGCACCTGAAATTCTTTCATGCTGTCATTAATTTCATTAGAAGCCATGAGTTTTAGGTAATCATAGACAACCATGCACTCCTTGGTTCTTCCGTTTTCATCAAACCCCACCCGCTTTACCAGCCATCTTCGGATTACCGATAGGGTTTCTTCAAATGGTTTTCCGGCTATGGTTATGTAATCAAAAGGCATATTCTTTATTTTTTCAACAGCCTGAGCTACACGCTCTTTACCGTTGACCATTTTTACGAATTTGCCGGTTGAAATATCATTAATGTTTATTCCACTAAATCTAGCTATCAGCCTATTGAAATGATCCTCTTTGGACATTTCCGTATCAAGAACGAGAACTGGTATGTCAAGCTCTCCCGCTATGTGAGCCGCTACATTGTCGGCTAACATGCTTTTGCCAACCTTTGGCCTCGCTGCTATCAGGTCTACGCATTTTCTTCTAAACCCACCGCCAATTGCCGTATCAAATCTTTGAAACCCGCTGCTTATACCAAGCATGTCGCATGGGTTGTCTTCTAAGTGCGTTACATATCCTTCAATCTCTTCCCCAAGACTAATGGGCCTATCCTCTACCGAATTGTTTAGCGATGCGGACAGTTCAAAAAATGGGGATTCGCCAATTGATATGATTGAATCAACGGTTTCATCTCCGGTAACATCGCTTATATTAGATATTACCTTTTTCGCTCTTAGTCTAACATCCCTAGCTATTTCAAGCTTTTTAAGTTTGACAGCGTGCGTTCTTATGTTCTCTAGCTGAACATCACAGTTCATCAGTCCTTGTATGTGATCGGGAGGAATTCTATCCCCAAAAGACTTTGTCATTCCAAGGTCTTCTGCCGCGCTTAACAATGACGGAAGGTCTACGGTGGAACTATTTTCTAGTGTCTTTTTAAGGCACGCATAAATAATTTGATTTTGTTCTAAGGTAAAAGTGTTTGTGTCTATAACGTCGTCAACATCAATGAGAGCTTCAGACCCGTGCTTTATAATCCCAGATATAACTAATCGTTCTGATGCGGGATTAGATATTTGTTCGTCCATCTATCACCCCACGCATTTATCGCACCTATGAAAATCTCCAGTTTTATATTGGGCATTTATTTCCTCGACACCGCCACAGACGTGACACTTAACCTCTGCCATTTTAACTGGAGGTCTTCTTGTGGAGCGAGTAACTTTTGGAGTTGTTACGTCAAGAGCTTCTGTACCATTATCAACAAACTGGTTTTCTCCAACCTGTATAGACTCTGATTTTGCGTAATGCCCACTACCTTGATCTTCTCGCGGCTCAACGGAAAAATCTAAATCTTTTGTTTTTTCTTTCCGCACTGACACCGGTGGTTCTGACAGCGGTTCTGATTGCTTTTCTTCTTTTCCAATTTTTTCTCCCGTGAGAAGGTTATAAGCTTGAATAATTTTTTCCATATCATTGTTACTTATTCCCTCTTTGATTAGTTCCATAGGTGTCATTAATATCTTCTCCTTCCAAGCTCCATTAGGGCATCAACCTGTCTACGCATATCTCTGACTTTATTTTCTATCCAAACAACATTTGAGTGGGCCGCATTTCTAGCTTCCATTACTCTGCTGGCAAAGTCATTTTTAAGGGAAAGTGTGTGCAATTTTTGTTCCCATTTCATGTACTGCGTAAAAAGGTGGTCGTGTTCTACACTCATCTTATACAATACATCTTCGCACCATTGCAACTTAACTCTGTGTTTGTTTTCTATCTTTTGAACATAGCCACAGTATCCAGATAATAAAAAAGCCTTGCGTAGACATTCTTCGGGTTTTAAGCTCTTAAGATCGTCTCCTGCAAGGTTTATTATTTCTTCAACCTCTGGGTTTATCTTTGCGGTTATTATGCCTTTCTTTTTGCTGTATTCTTCCAGCAGTTCTATTAGCAAATCTAATTCAAAGGTGTTCGAGGATTCTTTCTTTCCATTCATCTTCACTTTCCGGAAATTTTAAGGTGACGAAGTTAAGCGAATTGAGTTCACACCATCGCTTTTTGTCTTTGTCTCTGATTTTTGATTTGAAAAAGTCAGCTTTTGTTTCGTGGAAAAAGCCGACAAATTCAAAATGCTGCCTGCCATGAACCTCTACGACAAGATCGTAGGCCGGTACGAAAAAATCGGCAAACAGCTTGGAGGGTCTTGAGGGCTTGTTGGAGCCGGGAAGGGGAACCTCTTCCAGTATTGTATCATACGGAAAGAGGCCGTTCAATAATTTTCTGGCGGAGATGTGTAAATTCGATCTGGGTCTTGTGTCGTCGCCAGAAACAACGCATTTGTTCAGTTTCCAATGTCGCTCTCGTCCGTCAAATCCTACAGCCTTCAATACAGAACCTCCCGTAAAGTTTTGTCGAGAAGATTCCAAAGCTGGGGATGCTCGTTCATGAATTCGAGAAGCCTTGCCTGTCCTTGAAATTTAAAAATCTTGAGAACGGCGCTTTCATCGATTGGGTCTACACCCTTCTCGGTCAAGATGCCAGCAATCACCGCTGGACTGTCGATAGCGAAATGGCAGGTATACCAAGCCCCAGCCTGCTCGATAAGGTCAAAGTCCACCGCCTGAGAAAACAACTCTTGCTTTTTATCAAGACCAACCCCATACCGAAGCCAGCTAATGGCTCCCCCGCCCGTAAAGCCACCAGCAGAGGAAGTAACCACCTTCCACAAGATGCACTGACCAATCTGCTGCGCGTCTGCTTTGTCGTCCAGTTTCCACGGCTGAACTCTGTTTATCTCTAAAATAGTATCTGCCTGATACTGAATCTTGACGCCCCCATCAGCAACCTTTTTCTTACCATAGCCAGAAACATTGGAAATATAGTGCGTAATCATAACAATGATAACGCCCTGCTTGGGGACAACCGCTCCTAGCTTCTTTGTGAAATTAGACAAAATCTTTTGAAGCCCCGGCCTGTAGTCTCCCCTTACTTCTTCGTCCAAATCTTTTTGGGCTATCATTGATGATACAGAATCAATAATGATTACTGCACCCGGACACTCTTTAACAATTCTTTCGATAGCTCCGAGATATTTTTCTGCGCTAAGGGTTTCCGTTGGAGATTCAAAAATGTTTATCTTGTCTACCTGAAGTCCATCAACGCCTTCAAGATTTTTTCTGTTTAGCCTGCCTTCAACATTGATATACCAAATATCTCTAGCGCCATACTCTTCTTTTTGGGCATTAGCAGCTATCTGCAAAGCAGTTGTTGTCTTTCCGCTTTTGGGATCACCAATCATCTGAACCCAACTTCCCTCTTGAATTCCACCGCCAAGAGCGTAGTCTAAGCAGGGACTAACGGGAATGATTTGTCTGTTGCTGATTTCTTCAAATACTTCTTTCCCACTCTTGACCACGTCTTCCCCGTATTTTTTAACGAGGGTATCAAATATGGAGAGTTCTTTCTTTATGACTTTAGCCATCTAATTTCCTAAGCTTATTTATCGTGCTTTCCTGACCGTATGGTTTGGAGGGTTTAGATTGTGTATTATCAGTATAATCTAGAGTGTCGGGATTGATTTTATCTAGCTGTTTTTGAGCGTTCTTAATTAGACATTCTAGATTTTTTACCCTCAAAGAATAAATGCTCTTACCCCTTGGAGAATTTAAGGCGTCCATGATAGCTTTGTCACTGTACTTTTTTAGAAGCTGGTAAGCCTTTGTG